TCTTTATTAAGTAAATAGGTGTAATTACCACTACTATCAACTACGGCAATAGAGTAGGTTGCCAACCAGTCAAACGGCAAAGTTAAATACTGGTTTCCAACTGTAAAATTGCCTGTAACGTTTTTACGTAAAGATGGAATTTGTACTGAGTTATATATGCGAGTTTCAGCCTGTACCACAAAAAATGGAATATTTGCTACAAACGTGCTTTCGCTCGTCTGTGCGTAAGTCTGAATGTTGTTATATAACGTTTCGTAGTTCATTTATTAAGCCATTGGTCCACGAGCAATACGACCCTTAGTAGCTGCACCATTTCCACGGGTTTCTTGTCCGTCTTCTTTAGTTGTGCCTTTACCCCAGCCTACAGAGCTTGCTGGTAATGGATCTTTAATATTAGCTTCTTTGGCAGACTTTTCAGTTGCAAAGTCGCCCATTTCCATAACTTCATTTCCATTAATAATTTTGCCATCCATTGTGTGTGGACGAGCATAATCACTTGCAGGTTTATCGTAAGGAGCTTTACCAGTGCGAATAGCTGGGCTATTCTTGGTAGTAGGTTTTACATTCTTTGCGGTTGCCATATTAACGACCTCTTGCGCTAGATTTTTGATTAGCAACACGAGCCATATTGCGACCCATGCTACGCAAATTAGATTGAGTTACTCCACCTTTAGCCATCTTCTTAACATCCATACCACCCTTTTTAAGTTTAAGTTTGGTATGCTTGCCGGGATGCTCTTGGGCATCGTGTTCTTTCATGGCTTTTTTAATTTCTTTGTCAGCCATAGCTTTGTCTTGTTTCATATCTTCTTTTTTGGATTCCATCTTTGCCATTTTTTACTCCTAAGTTGTTACTACAGTTACTGAATTAATATTGCCATTACCAACCAAATAATTTGGTGTAAGTTGTCTTTCAAAACCACTGGATCCACCTACTGGATACCAGCCCCACTGAATAACTCTACTACCGCCTTCTGGAAATCCAGCTTGGCTTTGGGATGTACCGCCTCCCTGATTAATCTGTAAACCACTAGGACCAGAAGCGTAATAGCTTATATCTGGTCGTGGTTCACGCACAGCTTGTGGATCATTCACTGGATACATACCCAGTTGTAACTGGGGATGATCTGGATCCCAACATTCTGGACAAACTTTAATACTTACCAGCTTGGTCTTGATAGTGAGCTTTTTTAATTGACTTAGCTTATATCGTTGACCACATCTGTCACACTCTGCAATACTATGTTTGCCACTGGCATACTTAGTAGGCATTTTTACCTCGCATAGAACAAATTGCGTGGAACAAATCGAATAGAAACCATTTCCCGATCTTCTTCACAAGCCTGTTCAAGTTGTTCCATATATTCCGCTTTAAGACCAGCGGCACGTTGAATATCCATGTTTGGTAATTTCATAGATAAATAATAAGCTAATCCTGCTACCATACAAGTAATCCAACGGAACGGAATATCTTGAATAAATACACCCGTTCCAGAATCTTGAATACGTCTCATGCGCCAGTAAACTAAAGTATACGGAGTTCCATTATCTGGTGTGGGCCAGACAGCTAAAAATGGTAACTGTTGGTTATAGATTAGAGCGCCAGAACTATGAGCCGCAGCAGTAGTATTGTACTGTCCACGGTAGCAATTTAAAAGCTGATTGCCCGATAAATTGACGTAACCAATAATTTCATTATCAATTTGAATAAATCCAGTAGATCGCATATTAGCCGTAGAGCTAAGAGTGATAGTAGTAGCAGAGGCTGTAATAGCGCCAACCAAACTAACTCCAGCATAAATGTTAGAGTTGCCTGTTTCACGGCTGTAATACGTTTGTATTGGGCGACCATAGGTAAGCTTATTAGGAATCGTAGAATAGGTAGATTCCGATATGCGGTTTAAGTTAATATCTTGCTGGTTTGATGCGCTGGCATTATTGGTGCGAGTTACCAAATCCAAAATATCAATTGTATTGGCATCTACTGGATATATGGCTTGACCATAGACTAAAGGCACAGAAACTTCTTCTACCGTCCAAAGGTTAATCCCTCGGTTAGCCCATTCAATCGTTAATAGATTAATAGACCTTTTTGCTGTGCGAAGATCATATCCAGTGCGTAATTGCGAGCCACAACGCTCAAAGGCTTCTTCTACAAGCTCAGTGAGGTCAAGGTTAAAAGACGAAGTACCACTGGTATAAGCCATTATTTAGCCGTTTTAAACCACGTTTTGTTCAGTTGATGCTGGGGTAGCCACTGCTACTTGAACGGGCGCTACAGGCTCTTCTACAGGCATAGAAGCGGGAGTTTCTAAATGAGCTTCTACAGTCTTTAATAATGCTTCAGATGTTGGATTAACAGCACCAAAAACTTGCATTTCATGACGGATAGCCTTTTTCAAAATATCTAATACGTGTTCTGCTTCATCTTCAAAATGTTTAAATAAACTCATTTTTTCCTCGCTGCTCTCATGTTATCAACTAAATTTGGATAAGGTCTACCCGCTGCTTTAGCCATTGCTTTAGCGCTGGCTTTTTTGCTTTCAGACATTTTTTTGGGTTTGCCTAATCCTTTTGGACGTGGCTTATTCCAAACTTCACCACCCTTTTTATACATATCAACAGAATCAGGGTTATCGGTACGCTCAATAACCTTTTTCTTAGGCATTTTGGAAGGGTTAATATCACCCATTCCACGGCTCGCCATCATTACTTCTTACCCTTAGCATAGCCACCACCACACATTGCTTTAACGTGTTCGTGGTGAAGCATATGACCAGCAGCGTGTTTCTTAAAATGCTCGTGATGTTGCATATGACCGTCTCCGCCATGATGCTTTTCAATGTGCTCTGGGTGAATCATATGCTCTTCAGCAGCCATATCTTTGGAGATTGGTGGGTGATCCATTTTCATAATATTTCCTTTATTAGCAGTATTTACCAACTGTTTTACCACGTTGAGCAATGCCATCAGCACGGCTAGAAGCAGTACCGCCAGCAGCCATTTTTTTAACTTTGCCACCTTTTTTCATGCCAGCCATAAATGAATTCATGTTTTTTTCGCTTTCGATTGGCTCTTTTTTACCTGCATCACCCAAATTCATTCCTTTTGTGTGACCTTTCTTCTGAGCTTTGCTCTCGCCAAACTTACCATGTTTGTTTGAACCAGCTACTACATCTTCTTTCATGGAACGAGGACCCATAGTCTCGCCACCACTTGCCATTTTCTTTTTCATTTCTCCACCCTTTTTAAAAGTTTTGCCCTTGTCGGCTTTGCTAAAATCCTCGCCAACAGAGCGAGGGATACCTACTTTTTTTGCGAATGCTGGATTATGAGCAACCGCTTCCATTAGATTATGTTGTTTTTTGCTTGTACTTGGCATTATTTATGACCTTCAATAAAACGATCCAATTTAGCCTCTAGCTTATCAAATCTGTCAATAATTTGTTGCATATCATTACGCACTTCAGTTTTAGTAATATAATCTCGTGCCATTTCTTCACGAGTTTTATTAACAAGAACTGTTACACGATCTAATTCAGTAAACTTTTCTTTAACAAAAAATCCAATGGCTGCCGTGATGATAGTCAACAATACATTCCAAAATTGCATAATTGCTTCCATTTAGCACTTCCACTTCTTTAAAGATTTATTAATACGGCTATCTGGATCATTAGCTGTTTTGGCTGAAGTCAATTTCTTTTTCATACCACTCATGCGGGCACAGAAAGATTTCTTCCGTGACCCGCCTTCTGGTTGTGGTGGTTTAATATCATGACCTGCTGCTTTTAAACTAGCTCTGCCTTTAGCGTTTAAACCGCCAGAAGGTGATTTACCTTCCTTACGAGTCCATGCTGGAGACTTAGCCATATTAAGCCATCGCTTCCTGACAAACTACGTTAACTTGAACTACGGTAGTTTGGCTTGTAGTAATAGCAACCGTCAAAATATCAGCTACGTTACCTTTAATGTTGGTCAATACAGGGAAGAAGTTAGTCAAATCCAATTGTTGCAGTGCATTATTTGGAGTTGAGAATGCGTAAACTACTTCACCACCACTTAATCCAATTGCTGATAAATCAACCTCAGCAAATGAATTAAATGAACCAAGTGTATTCAAAGGTTTAAACGATGCATTTTGCAATGATAGCTGATTGGTTGGTGTACTAGCAATTAACTCAATCAAAGCTGTTTGGCTAGTATTAGTCAACAATGTTTGTGGTAACAATTGTCCACGATCAATCAAACCAATCTGATATGAACAGCCAGCAGTTGGTGCGTTAGGCAACGGATTACCAGTCACAATATCACCAAAAGTAATAGCAGAAGTTGTATTACTTGTAATACGAGCTGTATATGGCGATGTAATAGTTTGACCAGCCAAAGTAATTGCATTCGGACTAGATGGTAAATAGATCTGTGCCTGAGTAGCATTTAGCGCTGTTACGTTAAAAATACCATTGTATTGGGTAGGTGCTGCGCCAGAGATAGTAATAACGTTGTTGGTTGCCAAACTGGTAATTGCTGCAAAACTTAAAGTTACAGGGAATTGAGTTACACCACCAATTACAGTAGCTGCTCCAATTGCTGCACCAGTAAGGCTTGGCAATGCTGCCTGATAATAAACTGATTTACCAACCCATTGATTTGCACCCCAATATGTTGCTGTTGGAGTAGAAGTCAATGTTGCGCCATTTACCAATAAAATTGGAAGAATCATTGTGCTTGTTGTTGGAACAGATTGAATCAACCAAGTCTGCGCTGCATAAGTTGTTATAGCAGTTAAAGTTCCAGATACACCAGTTTGAGCAGAGCTTAACTGATATGTACCAACACCGCCTACTGCATATGATGTAACTGTACCAGCAACTTGTGCTGTAAATGTTTTGTTTACAGTAATGGTTGCACCGTTAACAGCAGTAATGTATGTACCTGCTTGAATACCTGTACCAGCAATTAATTGACCCACTGCAAATCCAGTGCCAGCCGCCAATACAACAACGCTAGAACCGATTGCACCACCGCTAGAATAGGCTTGTGATCCAACAGCAGCGCTAGTTGCGGTTAATTGAGAAGTAATTGTGGTTCCAGAAGCAATTCCAGTACCAGTCAATGACATACCAGATTGAATAGCGCCAGCAGTAATTGTAGTTACTGTTAATGTTGCGCTGGCAATGGTATATCCAGTAATGGATGCAGTTTCAGTAAATGAACTTAAAGTAATATACTGAGCTGGGTTATTAGCATTTGCTGGATTGGTTACTGCATATCCATGAGGAGATGCAAAGGTAACCAAAGCTTGACCACCGCTTGCTTGACCAACTACTGAGCTAATAGCTGGGGTAGCTGCGCTGATAGTTAGCGTTTGTGGAGTACCGCCAGTAGCAGCAGCGTTAGTTTGGTCAAAAATATCTGAACCAACTGCTCTCATGCGGAATGACATAGCTGGGTAACGAGTTACCGCACCAGTCAAACTACGCTGTTGAGAAGCTGCATAGTTACCATAGGAATAGGTAAATCCACGCTGTTTATCAATTCCACCTTCAACCAATACTGACACACCATAGTGGGTCATTAAAGATTGACCAGAAGAACCATTGTCACGTTGCTCATAGCGAACTGGCAAGTTACCAGTACGGCTCCAAGGTTTAACCTGAGCTGTTCCGTTTACTACACCGTTACCTGTACCAACTTGATGGATAACCCAAGGTTCACCATTGATAACTACACCCCAACGAAGCGCACCAGCACCATACCAAGCATATTCCATCCAAATCATCTGAACCTTAGTCCAGTCAATTGCATTGATAATATTCTTATTACCATTCCAAGCTTCCATTGGGAATACTTGATCTACTGGCAAACCACCTGAGTCGGAACGAATTACGCAATACATTGCATATGGATTGCCGGGATAAGGTGCGCCACTTTGCAAAAAGAAAATACCATTGGAATCATCAAAAATACCAACACGTTGGGTTTGACCGCTAACCGATGAACCAAAGTTTACGTTAGAAGCCATATACATCGTTTTACCGGGCTGATAACGATGGTAAGGACGTGATTGACGAATAGTAATATCACCGGGAGTGTTACCACCACCAATGTTCATTGATACACCACCTAAACCGGGGTTTTGAACAATGTAAGCTTGACCTGATACGTTTTGAACAAACTGTTCCCAACGCAAAGGCTGGACACCGTATTCAAAGTCAGCATCATAAATATTTTGTGATTGTGAAACTTTAAGTTTGCCTACAACGTCACGCAAACGTTGAGGAGCAATAAATTGAGCAGCGCCATCAATACCCGTTAATGGGGTAGAGGCAGTTTGTGTACCCATAGCACCCGTTTGGGTGTTGGGTGAAAAGAAATTCAATAAACTCCATGCACCTGACATAATATCTCCTTAAATTTTAAAAAGGGGAACCGAAGTTCCCCATCGGATTATTAGTCAAAGTTACCATATGGATAGGTTGAACTATTTCCAATATTAGTATCGGCTTGAACATAACTGATTGTAAATGCAAGTTTTCCAGATGTAGGAGAACCAACACTGTTACCAGTCATGGCAGCGGTAATAACTACTTGGCTGAACCAAGTTGGTTGGTTACCGGGTTGAATATTTTGCACGTCTTGCAAAGTGGACTGGCTGTTTGCATACTGAGTAGCTGTAAAGGTAGCAGAAGTACGACCAACTGTAGAAGCAGAGTTTGAAGCAATGCTTGCATATACAGCACCAGTAGCAGAAGTTACAAACTGATTTGAGCAATAGTAGGCAATAGTATTTGGTGTCAATGTTGCAGCATCAGTTGGGGTTGCAATATAGTCAACTTCAACAGATTTTAAATATGAACTAGCTGGCAATAAGAAAGAAACACCACGATAAATAGTACCAGCAGCATCAGCAGTAGGAACAGTAGCTACAGTTGGACCGCTAGTGCTGTATGAACCAGATTGTGGAGTCCAAATAGTTGCAATATTGTTAGGAATATTATTAGGTGTAACAAAAACACTAGAACCACCTGCATAACCAGCGGTGCCGGGAGTTGTTTTAGAAAAATCTAAGAATGCGTATTGGGTTAAAAGAACACCGCCAACGTCACGTTGTGGACCAAAACGATTATCTCCAGCTAAGACTGGACCTTCAAATGTACTACGTCCCATAATGGACTCCTTATGCAAAAGTACCTATCCCGATCTTTGCATCGTCTGCTGGGGCAGTGGTGGAATAGGCGAATCACCCAGATAGTTGTATTTATACACTAAGTTTAAACATCTTGCAAGTTTAAACTTGTTCTTTTTTAGTTTTTTGATGATAGAATTCAAATATGAAAAATAAGAACGTTACCAAAATTAAACCACTCAAAGATCAAAACATTGCTCGTCTTATTCAAGCTCAAAAAAGCCAAGAAAGCGGAGACAATCAAAGAGCAATTCTTTTGTGTGAGCAAATCATTAAAGAGCAGCCAGATCATCCAGATGCCTATCATTTAATTGGGTGCATTTTGGGCAGTGTTAAAAACTATCTTGCGGCTTTAGAATTTTTTAATAAGTCTATAGAAAGACACCCAAATAATGCCGTAGCTTTAAATAATAGAGCTAATGTATTTCAAGCATTAAAGCAACCAGAGTTAGCTATCATGGATTTTGATAATGCTCTAAAAATAAACCCTAGATATGCAGAAGCTTATTACAACAAAGGCATTGTAGTTGGCAGTCTTCATAGAACTGAAGAGGAAATTGATCTTTATAATCAAGCACTTAAAATCAATCCACGCTTTGCAGAGGCATATAACAACAAAGGGATAGCCCTGCAAAAATTGCATCGCATGGAAGAAACTTTATCATGTTATGACGCTGGAATCAAACAAAACCCCAAAGGGGTAGAAGCTTTTTATAATAACCGTGGGTTGGTTTATCAAAACTTGGGCAGACCAGATGAAGCTTTGGCTGACTACAACAAAGCTGTGGAGATAGACCCCAATCTTGCTGATGCTCGTTTTAATAGATCTTTGTGCTACTTATTACGTGGTGAATATGATGTTGCTTGGGAAGAGCACGAATGGCGCTGGAATAGAACAACTTATCCAAGACGAAACTTACCCGGCATTTGCTACGATGGTACACAAAGTTTAAACGGCAAGATACTATTTATTCATGGCGAGCAAGGTCTTGGCGATATGTTGCAGTTTTGCCGTTATGCTAAATTAGCCAAAGAAGCTGGAGCTACAGTGATTCTTGGCACTGAAAAGCCTCTGGTTAAATTGCTTA